TACGTATCATGCTCAAGAACATGGATACATAATTGGACTTGTTAACGTACGTGCTGATTTAACATATCAGCAAGGTTTGCCTAAGATGTGGTCTCGTGAGACTCGTTATGATTTTTATTTCCCTGTTTTTGCTCATTTGGGTGAGCAGGCTATTCTTAATAAGGAAATTTATGTTACTGGTACTTCAACTGATGATGATGTATTTGGATACCAGGAACGTTGGGCAGAGTACCGTTACAAACCTAGTCAAATTACAGGTTTGTTTAAGTCTACGTCAGCGGGTACTATTGACCCATGGCATTATGCTCAGAAGTTTACGTCGTTACCTACATTGAATGCGACGTTTATTCAAGAAACGCCACCTATTGAGCGTACTACTGCAGTAGGCAGTGCCGCGAATGGTCAGCAATTTTTGATGGATGCGTTTTTTGATTGTAAGATGGCTAGACCTATGCCTATGTATAGTGTTCCAGGTTTAATTGATCACTTTTAATTAATACCTCGACTACCCCGAAAGGGGTAGTGAGGAAACAACCGAAGGGCGTTAGTATGTTTGGAGATATTTTAAGTTCTGCGGTTAGTGTTTGGAACGCAGAGAAGAACCGAGAGGCGGCTTATGAGTCGCAATCTCGTTCGCAAGATTTTTCAGAGCGTATGTCTAATACGCAATACCAACGTATGGTGCAGGATTTGAATGCTGCAGGTTTGTCTCCTATGTTAGCTTATTCTAAAGGTGGTTCATCCAGTCCTACTGGATCACCTGTAGTTTCTAGTCCTAGTGTAGAAACTCCTAAGTTTGGTGAGACTTCAAATCGTATGAATCAAAACGATTTGATAAAGGCTCAAGTTGATGTAGCAAAGGCTCAAGAGCAGCTTAATATTTCTAGTGCAGAGAAAACTGCACAAGAGGCTAAATTAGCTGCGCAGAAGGTATTACAAGAGCCTGCTAGATTTTATTTAGAGCAAGCAGCGTTGGGTTCGCAGATTAATCAGTCTACTGCTCAGGCTGGACAGACTGAGGCATTGGAGAAGTTAACTCGCGAAGGTAAAGCGCCTGCGCCTGATACCAATATTGTACGTAATATTAAGGACGCCATTAATTATGGCGGTAAAGGAGTTACAGATGCCAAATCTGCCTTGGATAATTTTATTGGTCGTACTTATAAGTCTATAAGGGGTATTAAATGAGTAAAGGCAATTTGCCGTTTGTACGTAATCCGTACAATTACGATATGGCTCTTGTTTCACAAGAGACTGGTCTTAAATGTGAAGACCCGAGTTTGGCTCAACAACACATGAAGGATGAATGTGATATCAATGTAATAGTTGAGCGTTTTGGCGTAACTGGTATGTTGCCAGTATCGCCATTAGAGCCGTCTTACGGCGATTTTAGCGGTGTTGGTGATTATCACACCGCATTGAATAAAGTTAGAGCCGCCGATGAGGCATTTATGGCTTTGCCGGCTAAGATTCGGGCTAAGTTTGATAATGACCCGAATGCTTTATTGCAATATTTGCAAAATGAAGAGAATCGCGATGAAGCGATTCAAATTGGTCTTATTGATGGTCAACCCGTGGTTGAGCCCATCGTTTCTGCAGTAGAAACACCTAAGCCAGACGCGTAAGCGGATGGCAGCACAGTTACTCTACTTGATGTAACTGTGCTAGGTGACACCAAAACCACAGTTTTTAACTACGGAGTGCAATGTTATGAGTTTATATAGAAAGCCAATGAGCAAACACGGTGCAGCGAAGAAATTTCGTCGTGGCGTAAGCAAGACAAAAGCTATTAATATGCGTACTTCACCGCAACGCGGTGGTTTTAGACTGTAATATATGGCGTGTTATAAGCCGTTAACGGCTTATCAATGCGCTGACAGGTCTATTATTTGGCGGGAGATACCAGGAGCGGATGTAGTCCGCACCTTGTCATTGCCTTGTGGTCAGTGTGTTGGTTGTCGCCTTGAACGCTCACGTCAGTGGGCTGTTCGTTGTATGCATGAGGCACAAATGCATACTAGTAATTGTTTTATTACTTTGACATATGCTCCAGAGCATTGTCCTAAAGATTATTCTTTACATTACGAGGATTTCCAGCTTTTTATGAAACGCTTGAGAAAGCGTTATACTGGAAAGACTATTCGTTTTTATATGGCAGGTGAATATGGTGAATCTTTTGATCGTCCTCATTTCCATGCTTGTATCTTTGGTCTTGATTTTGAAGATAAGAAGTTTTTCCAAAGAACGCAGACTGGGTCTATCTTATATACGTCAGAAATACTTAAAGAGCTTTGGCCGTATGGTTATAGCTCTATTGGTGATGTTAACTTTGAGTCTGCTGCTTATGTTGCGCGATATATTATGAAGAAAATTAACGGTAAAACCGTTAATGAAAACCACGAAGTGGTTGATGCTGAAGCGCATTATCAGTATTGTGATTTAGAGACTGGTGAGATTATTCAGCGTAAGCCTGAGTTTAATAAGATGTCTCTTAAGCCTGGTATTGGACAGGCTTGGTTTGATAAGTTCATGTCAGACGTTTATACGACTGACTCTGTTGTGGTGCGTGGCAAAAAGTGCCGTCCACCACGTTTTTATGATAATAAGTTTAAAGAATTGTTTCCAGACGAGTTTGATGGTATACAATATAAAAGAGAGCTTGAAAGTCGCTCTCGCTTTGAAGATAACACTTTAGAGCGTTTGGCTGTAAAGGAAAAAGTCGCTTTGGCTAAGTTATCGCTTTTAAAACGTAAGATTTAAAGGAGTTTGTATGAAAATGATTGTAATTTCTATTTTAGATACTGCAGCTGGTGCTTATGGTCGTCCAGCTTATTTGGCTAGTGAGGGTGTTGCGGTTCGTCAGTTTCAGGACGAAGTAAATAGAGCATCTGATGATAATCAGTTATATAAACATCCTGACGATTTTCAGTTGTTTTTATTAGGTACATTTGATGATAATTCAGGTAAGTTTGATTTATTGGAAAGTCCTAAGATGATTTGTCGTGCTAAGGATGTTATGATTCGCGACGGCGAGTAAGTTTTTTTAAAACCGTATCACTCGTAAGAGTGGTACGGAATACTTCGGGAGATTAAATATGCACCGTAATAAGTCAGTAAGTAGTCATCAATTTGCGATGATTCCTAAAGCAGATATTCCTAGATCTAGCTTTGATACTCAATACGCCCACAAAACTACGTTTGATGGCGGTTATCTAGTTCCTATTTATTGTGACGAGGTGCTTCCAGGAGACATGCATAATGTTAAGGCTACGTTGTTTGCTCGTTTGGCTACGCCATTGTTTCCAGTGATGGACAATCTTCATTTGGATACATTCTTTTTCTTTGTACCAAACAGACTAGTTTGGACAAATTGGGTTAAGTTTATGGGAGAACAAACTAACCCAGGTGATTCTATTTCTTATGTTGTTCCACAGATTACTTCTACAGCTGGTGGTTATACTGTAGGTTCGTTATTTGACCATTTTGGTTTACCAACAGCAGGTCAAATTACTGGTTCAAATACGGTTACGCATAACGCGTTACCTTTACGAGCTTATAATTTAATTTATAACGAGTGGTTCAGAGATGAGAATTTACAGAATTCTGTAACTGTTCGTACAGGGGATTCAGGGGATGTTCCCTCTGATTATACGATGTTGCGTCGTGGCAAGCGTAAGGATTATTTTACTGGTGCTTTGCCTTGGCCTCAAAAAGGTGATGCTGTTACTTTACCTTTAGGTACAACTGCTCCTGTTTATGGTACTGGTGATGCTTTAGGTATTACTGATGGTTCTGCTAATGCTGGTATGTATGGTTATAACGGTACATTGTTTGCTCGTAATAACGTGTATGGTGTTGCTGTTGGTACTGCTGTTACGCCCACTGGTAATTTAGGTAATGATAAGGCTCTTGGCGTAGTTACTACTGGTGATAGTGGTTTATATGCTGATTTGTCTGCTGCAACTTCTGCAACTATTAATCAGTTGCGTCAATCTTTCCAAATTCAGCGTTTGTTAGAGCGTGATGCTCGTGGTGGTACACGTTATACAGAATTGTTACGTGCACATTTTGGTGTAACTCCACAAGATTATCGTTTACAGCGTCCAGAGTACATTGGTGGAGGTTCTACTTATGTTAACGTTAACCCAATTGCGCAAACGTCTGCTACTAGCATTTCTGGTGGTGCTACTCCGTTGGGTAACTTGGCTGCAATGGGTACTGCGTTGGCTAGTGGACATGGTTTTACGTATCATGCTCAAGAGCATGGATACATCATAGGGCTTGTGTCTGTACGTGCTGATTTAACTTATCAGCAAGGTTTACCTAAGATGTGGTCTCGTGAGACACGTTATGATTTTTATTTCCCTGTATTTGCTCATTTGGGTGAGCAGGCTGTTCTTAACAAAGAGATTTATGTTACTGGTACTTCAACTGATGATGATGTATTTGGATATCAGGAGCGTTGGGCTGAATACCGTTACAAACCTTCGCAGATTACAGGTTTGTTTAAGTCAACCAGTTCTGGGACTATTGATGCGTGGCATTATGCTCAGAAGTTTACTTCGTTGCCTACATTAAATTCTACTTTTATTCAAGAAACCCCACCTATTGAGCGTACTACTGCTGTTGGTGCAAGTGCTAATGGTCAGCAGTTTTTGATGGATGCGTTTTTTGATTGTAAGATGGCTAGACCTATGCCTATGTATAGTGTTCCTGGTTTAATTGACCATTTCTAATGTTATATACCTGGACTACTCCGTAAGGAGTAGTCAGGAAACAACCGAAGGGCGTTAGTATGTTTGGTGATATTTTAAGTTCTGCTGTAAGTATATGGAACGCCGAAAAGAATCGTGATGCTGCAGCTCAGGCTCAGAATCAGAGTGAAGCTTTTTCGGAGCGTATGTCTAATACGACATACCAACGTATGATTGAAGATTTAAATAAAGCTGGTTTATCTCCTATGCTTGCTTATAGTAAAACTGGTTCAGCTCCTACTGGTTCTGCTACTACAGGAACTAGTTCTATTGAAGCTCCCAAATTTGGGGAGACTTCTTTACGTCAATCTCAAGCTGATTTAGCTAGAGAACAGGTTAAAGTTGCTGAATCTCAAGCTCAAGTTAATAGTGCTTCTGCTAGAAAGTTAAATGCTGAAACTGTTAATATTAATCAGGATACTGAAAATAAACTTTTGTATCCTGGTTTAAATGATGCTCAGATAAAACAGCTTATATCTTCTGCTTCTCAGTTGGGACATAGTGGTGACCAATTGAAAGCTTTAGAAGATAAATTACGACAAGAGATTGCTATTGAGAAACCTAAGGAGCGTTTTGCTACTGAAGAACCAGAAAAAGCTAAATGGATGAATCCTCTTAGGGATGCTTTGCAAACTATTTTTTCTGGTATAAATACTTTTTCTAGTGCTAGAGGTATTAATCGTACTATTACTACTCAGAGTCCTAAAGGTGCAACTGTACAAACTATTAAGGGAAATAGATGAAAGATAAATTACCTTTTGTACGTAATCCGTACAATTATGATATGGATAAAGTGTCTGATGAGACTGGTCTTTTATGTAAAGACCCGAGTTTGGCTCAGCAACACATGAGAGACGAATGTGATATTAACGTTCTTGTTGAACGTTTTGGCGTTACTGGTCAAATGCCAGTAAAAGCCATAGAGCCGTCATACGGCGATTTTAGCGGTGTAAGCGATTATCACACCGCGTTGAATAAAATTAAGGCCGCTGAAGCGGAATTTATGGCGTTACCGGCCAAACTTAGAGCTAAGTTTGACCATGACCCTAACGCTTTGCTTAATTTTTTAGAGAATGAGGCGAATAGAGATGAGGCCATTCAGTTAGGTCTTATTGATGGTGAGCCAGTGGCTGCACCAATCGTTTCTGCTGTAGAAACACCTAAGGATTCAGTGTAAACTGAATTCAGCACAGTTACTCTACTTGATGTAACTGTGCTAGGTGACACCAAAACCACATTTTTAACTACGGAGTGCAATGTTATGAGCCTATATAGAAAACCAATGAGCAAGCATGGCGCAGCGAAGAAATTTCGTCGTGGCGTAAGCAAGACAAAAGCAATTAATATGCGTACTTCACCGCAACGCGGTGGTTTTAGACTTTAAGATATGGCGTGTTATAAGCCTTTAACGGCTTATCAATGCGCTGACAAGTCTATTATTTGGCGGGAAATACCAGGTGCGGACGTTGTCCGTACTTTGTCATTGCCTTGTGGTCAGTGTGTTGGTTGTCGCCTTGAACGGTCACGTCAGTGGGCCGTTCGTTGTATGCATGAGGCACAAATGCATACGAGTAATTGTTTTATTACTCTTACTTTTGCTAACTTTTCTTGGTTTGATGCAAAAAAAGTTAAGAAGAATGAAATTTATCATTATCATAAGCAACATTCAGCAATGAATTTGATTTATGAAGAATTTCAGTTGTTTATGAAAAGGTTCAGGAAACGTTTTCCTGGTAAGTCTATTAGATTTTATATGGCAGGTGAATATGGTG